CCTGCTCAATGGCAAATTCCACCTGACCGACAATCTCATCAGCCGTAAGGTTGCGATAGCGTTTCATATTACCTGTAGCGCAAAACTTGCATCTTACAGGACATCCGCTCATTGTCGAAACTCCAATCATCCACCGTTCAGAACGATTTCCAAGATTATCATTGTCCAAGAAGTTCTGTTTTCTTCCGATAGCATCTTTTGTGTAGTACGGCAGAAAAGTGTCTGTCATTTCTATAAGCATGCCGTCTGCAAGACGTAAACAATACACTGTTCCATTCTTAAAACTCTTACTTTTTACTATATCCATGATTATTCAAAATTGAAATTGTCTTCATCATTCGGTTCATAGTCCGGTATGTCGTATCCAAAATCCATCGAACTGTTTCCTTTCTCATCCTTCATCCATCGGTGTTACAACCGTGTCACGTCCGGTCTTGTCTACGATGATCTTCTTTCCCGATACGGTGATTTCCGTCTTACATCCTTCAGGTAGGGACTGGAAGAATTTGCGGACAGATGGATTGTTGGCGTCGGCTGTTTTATCCGTATTTTTGTCATCTTCGGCATCATACGGGAATATATCCATGAGTGCGGTTTCGGTGACAGAAGCGATTTCGTAATTGGCCAAAGTACCCTTCATTCCTTTTTCCAGCACTTCGATAGCTTCTTTCAAATTGGAGGCTTGTGTCAGCATCTGTGCAGATATTTTCTTTTCAGCTCCGCTTTTCTCGTCGAGCGTAATGAAGTAGACTTTGATCTTATAGAAGCGGTCGCCATTTTCATTGAAGAATATCTCGGACAACTTTGCCCGCTTGATGTCTTTTATCACAAACTCACCGCTGATAAAAGGGGTTAATTCTTCAATGATACGTGCCTCTGCTTCTGTAAACGACAAGGCGTCGACCAAATAGGGCTCCGTCACTTTCTTTTGCTTTCCGTCCTCCATTATCTTTTCATAGGAGACTTTACATTCAAACCAATTGTGCATCATACTCTATTTCTTTTAATTCGTTCAACTTATTTGCGGGACGGAGCGGAATCGAACCGCTCTGACGCATGGCTTATGTGATCACTTCCTTTCGTCCCAAAACTCCCCTCTGCATATCCTCACGGACGGCAAGGGGAAACTAACCTAAACTAATACCATGCAAAACACACTATTGACTATCCCCAGACTTTCCAGTCCGGGATGTATTCGTAATCATTCATTTCAAGCTCCTTTCTAATTTACGGGCCATCTTCCTGCATCTGCGGGCTACATCCAGATCGACCGGCTTAGAGCAGTTGGCGTCTATTAGTACTTGCGACCGACTGAGCAGACCTATGATTGTTTTAACATCTGTTTTACTTATCCTGTCTTCATCCTCAAGTCATGGAACCTCTATCTTGTCGAAGTCAATGCCGTGTTCGTTCATGAAGTTGCCGAGAGCGATAATATTTTCACGGGTTGTTGTGACCTTGAAGGCACGAGTTAGAAGTTCCGGCTGTGCCGGCACAGGCTGTTCTTTAGGCTGATCCATAAAAGAAGGTTGTCCATTCATCCTTTGATTAGCCGTATTAAAAGGATTGGGTTGGCTAACTTTGGGTTGTTCTGCTTCTACTTTCTTACGTGCTTCTTCCTGTTCTTTTCGTTCCTGTTCAGCTTTGATACGTGCTTCTTCTGCTGCTTGGGTACGTTCGCGTTGTTCCTTCAGACGATTAGCATACTGGATAGTATCGCCAATGTTCATCGTGTCCATATAGTATGTGCGAAGTACGTCAAAATCATCACCGCCAAAGCCTTTAAGCGTTTCAAGATCTTCGTCAACCTTAGCGAAAACCGTTTCAATGTCTGCTTGTACCGCTTTCATGCTTGTGGACTTGTTAAGCCATTCCTGCTTGAAGATTTTCCGAAAGTCGATCAGATTCGTATTTCCATCGTCGAAGTAGGAACGGATAACGGCAAGTTTCTTGTCTTTATACTGCTGCTCGTTCTGCTTGACTACCGTGTCAATCTTGGCAGAGCATTCGCCAATCAATTTTACGGTTTCAGCCACAACTTCCTTGAACTCCCCGAAAGGTTTCATAAATTCCTTTTCGATTTCAAGACGTTTTGAGTTGAGAAGTTTGGCCGCCTTGTTGAGAGCAGCTTTATCTCTCTTCGCTTGGTCGATATTGTCATCGTTATAGTTAGATATATCGTACATGGGAAGAGTTGATTTTACCATGTCTCTGATTTGGATCGCATTAGTAGTAAGGCTACCTAATGTTTTTTCACTAACGATCAGTTCAAGATCGCTTTCTTTTATTGTTATTAACTGCTGTGTTTTCATATTGGGTTTAATTAATTATTTTATCTATCATATCGTTAGCAAGGCGTATACGCCTATCCATCTCCGCGAATATTTTTTCATCCGGCAGGATACGGACGATGTGTATCGGATCGGATTGGTATGGATTATAGGCAATGAAATATACCTCTTTCGCCCCTGTACACATCATGTGTGCCATGCACTGGTAGAAGTATTCATATTTTACGCTTAATAGGGATGCGTTGTCATAAATCTCGTTCTTGTAACGCATGAATGTTGCCTGGTTGGGACATTTTATTTCCAGACAGGACTTTATGCCGGTGTTCTCGTCGTAGTAAAAACCGTCTGGACTGCTGGCAAAATGTGGAATGGTAGGATGTTTGCACGAACCGACCTCCACAATATGCAGACCGGATATTTCGGCATACAGGTTGCGAGCATCCGCCTCTTGTTCGTTGCCCCATCGTATCGCCTTGCTGGTCACTTCCGTTTGCTTGAGATATTCGGCAAACTGGCTATCGTCATTAACGATAGCCGGATTCATTGCCCTTTCTGATGCTATTTGATATATGTAGCTTTTCCCCGTTTCAGAAAAGATGTCCGTGCGCCCGCTTTTCATTAGTAAGCCGACATTGCTGCCTGTGATATTCCCATGACGGGCGCGGAACCAAGCTATCGTATGCTGTGCTGCATTATCAATCATAACAGGGTTTTTTGTGAGGGTTGTTTACTATCCGTCTCTGCTTTTTCAGCCGGGTATGGTTGCTGTTCTTCCATTTTTTTTTGGACGGCTGCTTTGCTTGCCAGATCGGCCAGCTTGTTTTTGGGCTTGATTTCTTCATATTCGACATCCTGTATGTCGTCAGCTTCTTCTTTAGTCAAGAATCCCATGCTGATTTCAGGACAGTACATACGTTGCCAGAATGCAGCAGCACGATAAGTAAGCATAAGGCTTGGCATTGTAACCCACTTGCTACCGGTTTTTGTATACCATCCTTCCTTAATTGCCGTTTCAATCGTTATAGGATCGGATTCAAGTGTCTCCCCTGTAGAAAGTTCAGTTGCGTAGGCAATACATTCAATGTTGTCAACATCTGTACCGTCAAACTCTTTTACCACTATGGTATTACGCTTAGCAACATTATCCCAAACCGTTTCGTTATATTTGATCTTTCCGACCTTACCGAGACTTCGTTTTCGGTATCGTAGGGATGAATATTTACCACTCATGTTGATGGTAGCAATAAGGAATTTGCTCGACCATGAGGGGTTGCCCTTGACAATGTAAAGGTTTTGCATGACCATCAGCGAATTCACGCCCATACGTGTTGCCATATCAATCGCAATCACACAGTTGCCAACATTGCCTTTATAGGTTTCTGGTACGATTGTGCTTTCCGTGTACATCTTTGCCATGCGTTGCATGACCTCGAACTGTTTCACTATCTGTCCGACCGGAGTAAGTGCAAATTCGGCAGCTTGTTTTGCCTGGGTAATCTGCAGTTCTGTTGTTTGAATCTGTTGTTCCATTATTATACTGTTTTAATGTTGTTCGTTTTTGTAAGCCTCATATACGATGCCGATGGCGGAAAGGATCTCCTCCAGCCTTATGCATTTTCTTTGATAGTCACATGCAATAATTATGTTATTCTGTGCTTCCAATGCGTATTCAACGAGCTCTCCGTGGCTCATCGCCTGCAAGTCTTCTTTTGTTTTCATTTGCTATGTTTTAATAGTTGTACGTGTTCATTTCAAACCTCCAATCTTCTAACATTTCGTCGAATTCTGGATCATTGGTTTCTTCTCCGTCGTAGCAAAGATCGCCGTCCGGGTTCTTGATGTAGATCTCCTTCATTTCCGTTCCTCCTTATGTATTGCATATAATAAGGAAAGGCCACATGCAAAGAAGAGAACAAGGGAATAGTTGTAGAACATCCCGACACCACTGCCTATTGCCATAAGCAAGGCCATCACAAAGATGATTTTGTTTTCTGTTTCCATATCGTTGATTTTTAAATTTGTTTCAAAAAGGAAACCGTATCTACCTATCACAGGCCGATACGGCGATATTACTACTTATTCTAAACCAATAAAAAATAACTGAGGCCAATCGCGGACTCGATCCGCGTGTAAACCCAGGTGAGCTTTTTAGGCGAGACACGTTGATATAATTAAAATTTTCACCTTGTTTATTTGGCCGCCCAACCATCTCTAAGGCGGAATAAATATTTCTTTCATATCAATGTTTGTTATGTGGCAATACGGTCTTCTTAACCAACCACCGCAAGGATACCCGGATAGGGATTGCCACGAGTTATATAGTATGGAAATAAAAAGAGTCAAAAAAGAAACCGTATCGGCTTGTCGCAAGAGGATACGGATAAGTTGGTTTTGCCAACTTCGTTAGCTGTAAACAATAAAAATTAAAGAATTAGTTGAGTAAAAATTTGTCCCCGGCAGCCGATCCGATCGACAGCTTCGCGCCTTTGTACCGGGGTTTCTTAACTTTGTAGTGTCAAATCAAAAAAATTAAGAAAATGAGCAAGTTTATTGAACTAAATTCTGGGAAAGACAAATTTATCGTGAATGTTAATTCTATTTCTTATGTTGAAAGAAGCGACTTGTCTGGTTCTGTTGTGCATTTTGCCTATTCAAGACCGGATGCTACTGCTGTTTTGTATGTAGATCAAAGTCTTGATCAGATCAGGGAATTAATCGCTGAATAATTCTTTCTTCCGGAAAACGGGGATTCCTATGATATAAAGGGTTGTTACCTGTTCTGCAATGTGCATTTCCTTTTTAAAGGTTTCCCCGATTCTTACTTCACGTAAGCGTTTTGTCTTTACTTCTTTTTGGATAAGTACTTTCATAATCACGTTTTTTAATTCGTTCCCGGAGGCCGATCCAATCAGCAGCGTAGCGCCTTCATGTCCGGGATATATCTTATTCGTAACGACGGTTGACCAACTCCATGACCGAGTAACACCGAAAGGGATCATCTGAAAGTGAACGTTACGCGCTCCAACCTCACATCGACAACACCGGTTAAACAACACCGGAAGCAATAACCTCATACAGTTTGTTGCTGATCGATTGAAACGACCCGTCTACCAGCCCAAGCAAAAGCCTATTTACTGGAAGGCAGGATTTAATCCACAATGTTAAAGAACGTCTATATCGGTGCTCCCTGCCGGACTTGAACCGGCGACCTTATCATTATGAGTGATCTGCTCTGACCTGTCTGAGCTAAAGGAGCGGATATCGGAAAACTCCGACGATTGGTTTATTTTTTCTTTTTGCTCAATTGCCATCTGATGAATATCTCGTCTACACGGCTTAACTCTTTCAGTTGGGCCGTTGGATATTCTATCTTACCCGGTCTTATTATTGGTTTGATAGCTCCTGATCTTCTCCAGCGGAGTACGTTTGCCTGTCCGTATATTCTTTCCGCTCTCCGCTGTGAGATATATTCCGGATCGTCTTTGTCCTCTTTCATGAATGAAGCGAGACGGGCGGCTATATCCGTCACAAACTTGTCGTAGGTGACCGATTTCTCGAAGAATGTTATTTCTGCGTTCATAGGGTTGTTTGTTTTTTTGTTCCCAGCGGAGGCACTACCCTCTGCTGGGATTGCTTAACTTTGTAATTGTTATCATCTGAGAGACAATAACTCACGCCTCCCGTTTTACAATACAGTATTCTTCCAATTCTCCAGTAGAGACAGAAAATTTCATGTTTGTGGAAGTGTTCAGCCTTGCA